AATTACGTCCAATTACTTGTGACTGGCGATACTTCTCCGGCGGCCCTCACAGCAACTCTCGCTTACTTCAAGCGATTTGGGGAGTTGTAGATGGAGCTATATACTCTCGATGCTCTCCTAAGGCGTCAATATGTCATCGATCAGTTCTCGTCTTTGATTTGGACTGAGAGATGGCAAACCTATGGAGACTTCGAACTACATATTCAATCGACTACAAAATCCCGAGCTTTGTTTAAGCCGGATAGTTGGTTGGCTATGAATCGATCGAACTATGTCATGCGCGTCGAGTCGGTCGAAGATGATCTGGCGAATGACGGTAGTAGAAATCTGATCGTCAAAGGACGGTCCATAGAGGCTATCTTGAGTGATAGACCTTGGCTCGGATCAGTGGTCTCGGATACTCCTGGAAATGTAGCGAGGAATCTGTTCCACGAAGTATGCGTGATTGGTTTCTTTGATCCGGGGGATATTATTGCTGGGATTTATGAAGGCAGTTTTATGACGCCTTCTAATATTCCAGAGTCTACGGATATCATCACGATCGATACGACGACTCCCTCTACGTTGTATGACGTTATCGGTCCGAAGATCTGCGTTCCATGGGATCTCGGATTTCGAATGCTTCGTCGAGATTCAACAGGCCAAATCTTCTTCGATGTTTATTCGGGAAGCGACAGAACTACGGATCAATCTGTTTTAACCCCAGTCGTGTTTGCTCCTCAGCTGGAGAACCTCCAGAACACTAAGGAATTAACATCGATTGGTTCGGCTAAGAACGTTGCGTATGTGTTTTCTCCAGTCGGAAATCAAACCGTTTATGCCACTGGAGTAGACCCGACGACAAGTAGCTTTAACCGGAGGGCTCTCGTTGTCGATGCCAGTGACGTTACGAGTACGACAGGGTTATCTGCTGTTTTAACGCAGCGAGGTAAGCAAGCTCTAGCTTCTGCTAAGACCAACTTCCTCTTTGATGGGGAAGTCAGTCAAAACAGTCCATATCAATATGGCGATGATTACAACCTTGGTGATCTGGTTGAGCAACAGAATACCGATGGTGTACAGACGCAAATGCGAGTGACTGAACAGATCTTCATCGATGACGAACAAGGAGAACGTTCGTACCCCACACTCGTTAGTAGTACTGTCATCAGTACGGGTTCATGGTCGTCTTGGAGCAGCAGTAAAGCCTGGTTTGACTTCGATTCAGACACCACAAACGTCTGGGGTAACCAGCCCTGATAGGAGGTTGATATGGCTGTTGGCGATCAGGCACAAGCAGCGGGATACCCGATCGTACCCGATACCGGAGAACAGGGTCGAGTTCGCTGGGGCGGCCTTGAAATCAACCGAACGAGGGATTTCATCGCGGCTCTTCTCGCAATGATTCCTGTTGGAAAGGCTGGCTTCCGTTCAGCTGCGGGGATTTCTTCCGGAACTGCGGACCCATCTGGTGGAGCTGACGGAGACATTTACTTCAAGATCATACCCTAAGGAAACCCATGACTGATTACACCATGGCCACGGGTAGTTCTGGGACTATGATGATTCGAGATACCGGAACTAACATTGAGTTCTGGCTCAACTCGAATAACTCGACCACGTACAACGCAGCACTTCCATGGGCTTATATCGTGAATGGTGTTACAAGCCCGTGGGAGCATTTCGATTACCGTGCTGGCTCTGGGTGGCAAAGACTAGGATCTTGGACTGTAACGACCAACCAAACCGTTACGTTCAAACTGAATAACACAGGCACTGTTGGTTTCGGTGGTCCTACGACTTTCAGTCGTTCCATCGTTAGAGCTACTGTTCCCGCCACTCCAGCAAAACCAACGGTTTCAAAGGTAACCCTCAATTCAGCTACCGTTTCTTGGACTGCCCCGTATAATGGCGGCTCTACGATTACGGGCTATATTCTTGGTTACGGTAAAACATCAAATCCAAGCGCTATAACCGAGATTTCTGCGGTATCTCCGCATGTGGTTACGAACTTGGAAATGAATACGGTGTATTACTTCGCGGTGAAGGCTAGGAATGCGATAGGATTAAGTCCTTATTCCGTCAGCACAGTCGTGAAGACGTACCTCGGTGTTTACGTGAAAGTCAATGGTGTGTGGAAACTAGCCGTACCTTACGTAAGAACCGGAGGGATTTGGAAGCAAGCACAACCATGGCCTCTTAAATCTTAACTTAAGGCCTTTTCAGAGAAAGGGGGCATAATGGAAGCATGGATCAGGGCGGTTCTCATTGTTTTATGCTCGATTCTAGGCTCTGGCGGTTTCTGGAAGTTTCTTGAGACGAGGAACCAGAAGACTAGCGCAGAATCTCGATTGATGATGGGGATCGCTTACGATAAGATCACTACGCTGGGGATCAATTACATACAGCGAGGGTGGATCACCAAGGATGAACTTGAGGAGTTTGAGCGATACTTCGTCGATCCCTATTTGGACCTTGGTGGGAATGGTATCGCCGAACGCATCTGGGGTGAAGTAAAGATGCTTCCATTCCGTAAACATGTGGAACACGAGCGTATATTCTCAAACGAAAGGTACATTCCAGATGTCCCAGTCGTCACCCCCCAGTAAGGTCCAGCGTTCTCCGTTGTTCAGCAACAGTCAGTACAACACGCTCAAGCATGTCGCAGCTATCGGATTTCCTCTCCTTGCGGCGTTGTATTTCGCACTTGGGCAGATCTGGAATTTCCCCGACGTGGCGCAAGTCATGGCTTCGATCGCGGCTGTGAACACGGTCCTTGGTGGTCTTCTCGGTTATTCCACTGCGACGTACAACGCCAGCGAAGCGAAGTACGCGGGAGTCATCGAAGTAGCCGAGACCGAAATGAAGAAGATCTTCTCGCTCAACTTGAACCAGGTTCCGGATGAGCTTGAGAAGATGACTGAGGCGACGTTCAAGGTGGTAACCACAACGGGACCGCAGATCGTTACGTCGCCTGAGGATCTGAACACGACCGCACATGGGGCATCCAACCCGCCCTCTAGCTAGCGTTTCATAGGGGTCGCAAAATACACACGGCGTATAGTGAGACCCCTATCTGAAAGGCAATGCTATGCAGCTCAGGTTGCAGACCAAGCCCACGCCGCTCGATGAAGCCATCGCCGCTGCGCTCGCCGAATTGACGGACCTCAAGACCACCGACCCGAATTACCAGAAGGTGATGGATCGCGTGACGGAACTCTACGAGCTGAAGGGAGCAACAACCCCCAAGCCCGTGAGCTCTGACACCAAGGCCATCGTCGCCGGTAACCTGTTGGGGATCCTGATGATCCTTCACTACGAGCGAGTGCACGTCGTGACCTCGAAGGCGCTGAGCTTCGTTCTGAAGCCCAGGTGACATAACTACCTAACCTATTTAAAGAGGAAGATCAAAACGCATTGGGCGTGTGAGAGCTAACCACTCTTGCACGTCCTTTGTGTTTTCTTTTTTGCCTCGCATGAATTACAGGGGCTATAATGAGACCCCTATCTGAGAGGCACTTCCATGAAGGACCTTGCCCAGAAGATCAAGAAAAAGTACACAGACATCCCGCAGCACACGCGCGAGATCATCGAAACCTCTGTCGCAGTCACCGTTATGACTGTCACGTGCTCCCTAGTCGCAGGTAAGATTGCTGAAAAGCTCATTACCAATGACTACCCGAAAGGTGGCGTGACGTACCTCGGTATCCGACAGAGTGACTTCGAGAAGTTCAACGCGAACGGCGAGAAGACCTGGCCGTACTATCTGATCAACGGACACAAGTTCGTCATCGAGATGTTCCCCGAGAAGTAGTTTCAAAACCTCTAAAGCCCCTAACACGGGCTTTATGTTTCCGACTTTAAAGGAGACCCGGTGGGGATTCGTAAGATCAAAGAATATGTCTCCGATCACAGAGTCGAAATTGCGGCGGTTGGCCTCGCCGTTATCCCTGGAGTGATCGCGTACGCGAAGTTTAGGAACTACGACCTCCTCGTTCTTCGGGTGGACAAAGGCGTTAGGCAGAGCATGAGGGATGGCCGTTTGGTTCGTTATATGACCACGACGGCCAACAAAGGATACGAAGTCACAATCCAATCCTTGACGAAAGAATCCGTCTGGACAGACTAAGGGTCGCAAAAAAAACATGGGCTATAATGAGACCCCTACCGAAAGGCCACGCCCATGTTCCTCAAGAACCGCAAGGTTGTGATCAGCCTCGACAAGCCTAACACGAAGAAGCCCGAAAACTTCGACGAGATGGCCGCTCAGGAAATCGGAACGTCCACAGCAAACATCATCAAAGGTGTTGCCAAGGACCTTCTGAAGCCCGCAGCGTTCATCGTCGTCGGATCGATCGTGACTGTGAAGGTTGTCGACACGATCTGCGACATCGCATTCGAGAAGACCAAGTGCAAGGACCAATAGTAGAACTAGAGTCAAAACCGAAAACTCCTTAACAAGGAGTTTAGGTTTTCGTTTTGCGAAAAAATCCCGGTGGGGTATTTCGGCGAGGGGTCGCAGGAATCAGGGATGATTTAAGGGGTAGAGTAATGAAGGCGTTGAAGGAACCTGTTAGGATTGTAGTTCTTGCACTGATCGCATTTGTCCTCGTTGGTGTCGGCATCTACTTCACGACGAACCACGACGCGTCTGCTTCAACCACCACTAGTAAGCCCGTGCAGCTGGTCGGAACGTGGATTCAGACGAGTGGTATGTCGAACGTCACTATGACGGCCACCATCACGGACAACAACATCTCGATCGAGATGGGCGCGAATAACGAGACCGGCTTGTATTGGGTGGGGACCTTCGACACCAGCCCTCGTTACGAGAGACAGTTCGTAATCACGTCTGTAGGCGACACGGACGCGATGCGTTCCAAGCTGCTAGCTTCCCTAGACTCGACTAAGGACTTCACGTACAAGGACGGCGATCTCAGCTTCCATTTCAGTATCATGGGAGTTTCTTCCGTCGTACATCTCAAGAGGAGTCCTGCGTAATGATCGACTTCAGCTCGATTCTTCGGAGTGCCAAAAAGGCTACCTCCGACAATGCTCCGATGATGCTCACTGCTCTCGGAGTGACTGGTTTGGTGACAACTGCTGTCCTTACTGGGCAGGCCACGTTCAAGGCTGCGGAGATACTCGCCAAGGAAAAGAAAGAAGCCAGCGAGAGTACGGGGTACGATGAATACGCTTTGAACGATAAGCGTATGGTCGAACTCGTCTGGAAGCTTTATATTCCTGCTGTGGGGACCGGCGTCATCTCGGTCGTGTGCATCATCGCCGCAAATCGCATCCACACACGACGCGCAGCCGCATTGGCTTCCGCGTATTCCCTTTCGCAGAGAGCGTTTGCGGAATACAAGGATAAAGTCATCGACAAGATCGGTGAGAAGAAGGAACAAGAAGTCCGCGACGAAATCGCTCAGGATCGGGTGAACAAGAAGGCCGTTACTGAAGTGATGATCGTCGGCAAGGGCGAAGTCCTTTGTATGGACATGCATTCGGGTCGATATTTCATGAGTGATATGGAAACGATCCGCAAAGCCGTAAACGACATCAACCAGCAGATCATCAAAAGTGATTATGCTTCTCTGACCGATTTCTACGAACAGATCGGTCTTCCGAAGACTTCTGAATCCGACGAGATCGGTTGGTCTTCGGA